TCGCCTCGGGCGCGGCCTACGGCTGGGTGTACGGGCTGAATGTCTGGAGGTGGACGCGGCGTGACAGGACCACGGCACAGACTGTCGCTTGAGCTACTGATCCGAGTCCGCTGGCTCCCGCTGGTCGTGGCGCTGTTATGTCTTGCTGCGATACTCTGGGTGTTGATCATGCCGTCGGCGTGGACGTCCTGCCTGGTCCTGGTCGGCGCCGCCATTCCATTAGCAGTCCTTGGAAGGGACGCCTCCCGATGAACTCGTTCACGGTCACCTGTGCCGAGGGCCACCGCGTCAAGGTGGAACGCGCGCTCGCCGTACCGTGCCCCACCTGTAACTCTCGACCAGGGAATCCCTGTACGGACATGCGGTTCATTCTCGACGCCGCCGACCCGAAACCGCGGCCAGTGCTGGCCAAGCTGCATCCAGCCCGGCAGGCGCTGATCCGAGAACTGGACAACCCTCACGTCAACAACGTGCGCCGCCTGGTATCTGTGGGCGAATGAACCCGATTGTCGTTGCCCTGGCCACGGAGCGTCTCACCCGGTTGATCGTGGAGGACGAGCTGACCCGACCCGCCCGTGAGGTGGTCAACACCTGGGCCAAGGGGGCACCCGAGTTCTCTGTCAAGGACCGGGTCGCCGTGCTGATCTCCTGCCCGGCCTGCATGTCGGTCTGGTCCGCCGCGGCGGTGTTGCTTGCCAGTCGGTTCCGGGCGGGGCGACCACTGGTCAACATCCTGGCCGCCAGTGCTGCCGCCCTGCTGGCGAAGGGTGTGGCCGACAAACTGAGTCCGGAGGCCTAGATCCGCGTGTACCGCGGGGACGGCAGTCCGTAGGTGGCGTCGTTGCCGCGGAGGGTCGCATGACCGGCGCTCACCAGATTCACCCCGGGGAACGGATCCCACCCGGCCAGTTGATTGGCGTTGCACCGGCAGCCGCCACGGCGACCCACTGTCAGTCCGGCGACGGTGCCGCCGGTGATGCCGACCTGTTCGGCTTGTTCTTCGGTGATGTCGATGTCCAGCCGGTTCACGTTCTGCCCGGACTGCCAGCCGAAGGTTAGCAATCGCTCGGTGACGATGATCCGCAGCATCACCGATTGCGCCTCCCCGGCCCTGGTGACAGGCAGTGGCGCGGCCCAGGGCGTGACAGACGCCGGGAATAGGTCCATGTAGCGCTTGATGGTCTCGCCGGGCTCGTACATGGGTGCAGCGTAAGCCCGGAGCCTCGCATTCGGGTGCGGATTGGTGTCGTTCGAGTGACCCTGTTGTATCCCGGCGAACAACAACGTAGCATCGTGGGTCTGGGTCGGACAAAGGCAACCAGACGTTGAATGCTGCCCCCAGCTGGCAAACGGGGCTACCCTTCGCCAGTATGGGCATATTCCTGCGGGATGCGCAGGAGGCGACGACCCCGACCCCGGATGCATACCCGGCACGCAATCGGGCAAGGGCCGTCCCCTGGAACACGCAGCGCGGACTGACTGCATCCGCGGAGAAGATCAACCTCGCCACCCTGACCAACGTGTCACGCCCCTATGCCTCCTGGCAGAAGGAGGCCTGGGTTGGCTACGAGCGGGTCGGCGAAGTTCACTACGGGTTCAACCTGCTGGCCAACCTGCTGAGCCGGGTACGGATCTACGCCGCCGCCATCGGCGAAGCCAATGAGGCACCGGCGGACGTCACCCAGAAGGTCGGCAAGGACCGGCTCAACAGCAAGCTGGCGAAGGATGCCGCCAAAGTAATGGCGGAACTCCAGAAGGCCGACTTCGCATCCCAGGTGCGGTCCTTCTCGCTGAACCTCTCCGTCGCCGGTGAGTGCTACCTGATCAACATGCCAGGGCGGTACGGCTCCACCTGGGTAATTCGCTCGGTGGACGAGGTGCAACTCAGGCCCGGCGGCGCGGTCATCGTGAACACCCGGACCGGGAACCAGGAGCTGACCACCCTGCCGCCGAACACATACCTGGCCCGGATCTGGCGGCCCAACCCGCATTTCTCCCGTGAGCCGGACTCCTCCATGGTCGGCGTAGCCGACTCCATCGAGGAACTGCTGATGCTGATGCGACTGGTCCGCGGCGCGGCCCGGTCGCGGATGAACGCAGGCCTGCTGTTCGTGCCGGACGGGATCGCCGGTGCCCAGTCCGCCACCACAACCGCGGAGCCGGTACTGGAGGAGCCTGCCGACCCGATGACCGCCCTGGCGGCGGCGTCCACCGTCGATCCCAGCGGGCCGTTCATGGCCCAGCTGATGGAGGCGATGACCACCCCGATCGCTGACGAATCCTCGGTGTCGGGGGTGGTGCCGTTCGTGGCCACCGGGCCCGGCGAACTCGGCGCGATGATCAAGCACGTCACCTTCGAGCGGACCAGCGACGAGTGGCTGGTCAAGCGGATCGAGGCGGCGCTGGAACGGGTGCTGCAGGGCATTGATATCCCGAAGGAGATCGTCACCGGCCTGGAGTCGGTCAAGTACAGCAACGCTGTAGTCATCGATGAGAATCTGTACAAGTCGAACATCGAACCGCTGGCCCTGGCGTTCGTGGACGCGCTCACTGAGGTGTATCTGCGCCCGGTGCTGAGGGGATCCGACTACGGCTACAGCGACGAGGATCTCGCCAAGCTGGTGGTCTGGTACGACCCCAGTGAGATCGTTACCCGGCCCAACTCGGCGAATGAGGCCAACGAGGGCGTCGACCGGCTGATGCTGTCACCGGCCGCCTGGCGCCGGGAGCACGGGTACGCCGAGTCCGATGCGCCGGACGAGGACCAGATCGCGCTGATGCTGATCCACAAGATGACCGCCCTGCCGGATGCCGTGGTACTGAAACTGCTCCAGCAGGCGTTGCCGAAGATCCTGGACGATGTCGAGCTGCCGACTGCACAGCCGCAGCAACGGGCGTCGGACGACCCGAACGTAGTTCAGTTCCCCGGCGGTCAGGCGCCCGCGAAAGCTCCGGCCGACCCGCAGGCGACCGCGGTCAAGCAGGTGGGGCAGAAATGACGAGGGTTGACACCCCGAACACCGGTGGCCTGATCGTGGCGACCCCCGCCGCGGGTGACCCGATCCACGCCTACTCCAGCGAGAGCGACAGCCATGTCACCATGCTCTGGTTCGGCGAGGCGGAGAACCTCCCCGACGACCTGATCGTCGGGGTCCGCGGCGCGGTACTGGAGGTCACCGGTCGGTACGGCGCCTTCGAGGCACACGTCTCCGGGGTGGCACTGATCGGCCCGGAGAGGGCGTCGGTTCTGCTACTGGAGTCCGAGGTGCTGGTCGACATCCGCAACGAGCTGTGCGCCAGCCCGGACATCCGATCCGCCTGGATGATGGCCGAGAAGCAGTTCCCCTGGTGGCTGCCGCACACAACAACGGGATACGACAACAAGCTGCCGGAGAATCCGCCGGAGACGATAGCCATTGACGCGCTGGGTCTTTGGCTTGCCGGGGAGAAGACCCCGTACCCGCTGAGTCAGTTCGATGAGCTGGACGACCCGGTCACCTCCGCAGGGGCGGCCATCCCGCCGGTACTGACCCTGGATGACCTGTCCGTGGGCCTGCACTTCGCGGACTCGCACCCGGCGGCGCGTTGGTACGTGGCGAAGCGGGCCTCCGCACTGGGCGTTGTCGACCGGATTCCCGAGCAGTGGTTCGGTGGCAATACGTGACCGGCTTCCCGATGATCATGACTGGCTGGGATCGCACCTACATGGCGCCGCGGGCGATCCGCGGCGAGGTGCCGGTGAACTCGACCGCCTGGGATCTGCTGCGCCTGTCCGACGACACCCCGGCGGGGGTCTGGGCGGGCGCCACCCTGGACTCACTGCTCGCCACGGCGGAGGCGCAGATTGCGGACGCCCTGGGCTGCACCGACTGTCAGGACACCGGGTTCTATGGGGTAGCAGACCCCGAGGATCCGGACATGCTCACGGGGCTGATCCGGCGAGTGGGCGCCGGGGCATACCAGGGCCTGCAGACGTGCGGCGCCTGGGACGAGTGGGACCCCAAAGGCGCGCCGCTCGAAGTTCTGTCACTCGACCTCGCCGGTGATCTCGCGGCGGCCATCACCGGCGGGGCCTGCGGCCTGGTGCGTCGTCACCTGATGCCGCGCGCATTCCTGCCGCCGTGCCCGGTTCTATCCGCAGCACCCCTGCGTGATGCTCTTACGTCCCTTGTAAGTCCCCAGCCCCCAGGAAACACTGAAACCTCTGATAACGATTGGATAACCTATGCCGTCGTTGACGAGCTGGATCCCGGCGCCGTTCTGGATCTTGTGCGTATTCGCGCTGCAGGCGCTCCTGAGCTGGAGCGATGGGATGAAACCTCCTGGACGCCGGACTCCGGCCTCCTAGCGGAGGGCGGACTGCCCACGGTTCGGCTGAGCGAGGCCCAGCTTGCTGACGTCCAGGAGCAGTTGAACCCTAACGCAATAGTGGCCGGAGTGCCAGGTATCGGTCGGCCTGGCGACGCGGAACGGCTCCGACGATATTGGACGACCGGCAAGGGCGGCGCGAAGATCCGCTGGACCGCCCCGGGCAGCGGCGACTTCAATCGCTGCTACCGGCAGCTGAAGAAGTACATGGGCCTCCGTGCCAAAGGCTATTGCGCCAAGCTTCATCGACGCGCGACCGGTGTCTGGCCCGGCGATCACCGGAATACCGGTCGACCCCTGCGTAGCAGTTTATCCCCCGAGGAGTCACTTCTGGCCTCGATTCGCACCGGCCAGTGGGGTCGGACCAAGGAAAGGAATCCCGGCATGCCACTGGAAATGGAAATGCTCTCGGACGGCATTTACTACGAGGGCGACGAGGAGAACGCGGGCCTGATCAAGGCTCTCACCGCGGGCGCATTTCCGGTGGCCCCACCGGACGCCTGGTACGACAATCCGAATCTGACAAGCAAGACGCCGATGGTGGTGGAAGACTCCGGGCGGGTCTACGGCCACATTGCCACCTGGGACGTCACTCATATCGGCATCGCGAGCCCAACGCCCGCACCGCACAGTGCGTCCGGGTACCAGTACTTCCTGACCGGGTCACTGAAGACCGAGTCCGGCAAGCAGGTGAACGTCGGCCAGCTCACCTGCGCCGGTGGCCACGCCGATGTCAACGGCAACGTCCAGGCGGCGGTGGCGCATTACGACGACACTGGCAGCGCGGTCGCCGATGTCACCTGCGGTGAGGACGAGTACGGCATCTGGGTGGCCGGTGGCATGCGGCCCAGCGCCACCCCTGAGCAGGTGCGGGTGTTCCTGGCGTCCCCGCCATCGGGTGACTGGCGACCGGTGAACGGGCACCTGGAGCTGGTGGCCTGCTGCAGCGTGAATGTCCCCGGGTTCATGAACGTGCGACCCACCGCCCGGGTCGCCGGTGGCGCGGTCCTCGCCCTGGTTGCGGCTGGCACCCGGGAGTTGACCGAGATCCGGCAGGCCATGCTGGCGGCGCCCGCAGTGCTGTCCCGGCTGACCGCGGTAGAGGAGAAGGTCCAGGAACTCGGCACCCCCGTCACCGCCGAACCGGTGGCGGAGCCGGTGGTCGCGGCACCCGAGGCCGCGGCGGCCGTGGTTGAAACCCCGCCGACCACACCGGTTGTCGAGCCCGAGTCGGTAGTCGCGGAGATCCCGGAGACTCCGGCCCCGGTGGAACCGGAGCTGCCGACCCTGACCCCTGACCAGGCCGCCAGGGCCGAACATATCTCCCGAGTGCGCGGTGAGGTGGCGGCACTGCGGAAGGAACAACTGCGAGCCCGGATGGGCGTCACCGCGGCCGGTGGACCGCCGGACGTGGCCGCACTGAAGTCCGCGATCAAGGAGGCGGGCCCGTTCCCGTCCGCGGCCACCAAGAAGAAGCTCAGCGGCGCGGCGCTGGGCCTGAAGCGTCCCGATCTCATCCCTACGGCCTGGAAGAAGGCGACGGCGTGACCGAGCCGGTCCCACCCACCACTCAGCTCTGGGAGCTGAAAATCACCGCCAGCGGCATGGTGCACGACGCCGACGGAAATCTGCTCAGCGGGGACGTCCCGCTTGAGTCAACAACTGTCCTCACCGAGGACGAAGCCCGAACCCTGTTCGGCGAAAGGAATGATCAGTAATGGCCGTCGGACTCATTGCAGCGACCGCGAACGGATGGCTCAACACCCTGGGCGGCACGGGAGGGGCCTCGTTCACTGCCATCAGCACGCCCTTCATCAAGCTCCACATCGGTGACCCCGGGGCGGCGGCGGCGACTGCGCCATCGGTCGGGTCCACCACCCGGGTGGCCGTCACCTACTCCACCGCGTCGGGGGGCGTGAAGACGATGAACGGCACCCTGCCGGTCTGGACCAACGGCGGCACATCGGAGACCCTGTCGCACATCTCGCTGTGGGACACCGTCGGTCCGACTGGCGGTAACCCCACTCTGACCGGGGCGCTGACCACGCCGCAGGCCTGGGCGTCAGGCAACACGTTCACCCTCTCGTCCCTCTCGATTTCACTGAGTCCGCTTGCGGCGTAGGTGGTCCCGGGCCCGGCTAACTGTTTGGAGGTGAGCCCCGGTGACGATGCTCACCCCGAACGACCCGGGCAGTGGGCGGCTGTTCTTCTGGTCCCGGCAGGGTATTTCACTACGGGAACTGCTGCAGATGGTCGCGGACATGATCGCCAATGGTGGCGTCGTCCTGCCACCGCCAACCACGGTCCCGGGTGGCCCTGGCGGCGGCTTCACCCTGGTGGAGGACCCGGACCACCCGGGACTGTGGTACCTGGTCAGCGCGACCGGGGGTAGCGGTGGCTCCGCGCTGATGATCGGCACCGTCGCCGGTACGGCGGCCGACGGCGGTGCCACCATCGCCGCGCTGGCCGCCCTGAACGCCGCGGTGGCGGTGAAGGCCCCAAATACCGGGGCCGTGCTGACCAATCCAACCCTGACTGGCACGGTAACCGTCACGGACGGCGCCCTGGCCATCGCGGACATCAGTGGGTTGTCGGCCGCGGTCGCAGGCCTGGGAAACACCACCATCATCGATGGTTACTCCTCGGCACGGAACAACCCGAGCACCGGCACGGCGCTACCCCTGCCGCCGCTCGGGGTGGCCATCTGGATCACCCACAACGCACCGGGCCCACCGCCAGCCTCCGTAGCTGGCGATGTGGTCTGGAACGAAGTCAGTTAGAGGACCCCATGGCCAGTGCAGTACTCGTCGGCGCGGCGATCTACCGGAATATCAGCGATGCCACCACCAGGAACCTGCCGCTGGCGGGGATTGTGGACGCCGCTGGCACGGTCACCGCCATCCAGGACGGTGACTTCCTGGTGCTGTTCGTCTTCTACTCCGGCGGCTCGACCACCAACACGGTCACCGGACTGACCGGGCTGACCAAGCTGGACGACAACGTCGGTACGGGCGCCACCTCGACGGTGTACTACAAGCAGAACTGCGTCGCCTCCACGGACGCAGCAGCCACCCTGACCATCGCCACCTCCACCTCGAACCGCACCAACGCGATCGTCATGGTGTATCGGAACGTCCCTCCCACCGGCACGCCCATCCTGGGTTGGGCGAAGAACTCACAGGCCTCCAACGTGTCATCCGTGGGACCGCTGGCAACCCCCACAGCGGTCGGCGGGATCCAGCTGGAACTCGTCATGTGGAGCACCACCGCCGCACCCACAACCACCCCGGTACCGGCGCCTGCCGCTGGCCTGACCGTGTTCCGCACCGAGCCCAATTCGGGCACCATGCCCGGTCACACCGGGGCCATGTCCAACTTCGGCAGCCCGGGAACATCTTCCGGCACTGCCGCTCACAACTTGACGCCTGCGACCACGCTGGCCGCGGTGGGCGGGTCGACCTGGACGACGGAGACGCAGGCCGTCAGCGGCAACTCCACCAAGTGGGTCATCATCCTCGCCGGGACCCCGGCGGTGACCAGTGTTCGCCCGGTCACCAGCATTTCCTCCACCGGAATGAGCAACGTCGGTACCGCCGCCAGCATCCTGGCCGCCCTGGCCGACGACCTGGACACCACCCTGGGTGAGACCGCCGATGACCCCATCGCGGTCGTGGAGGAGGTCAAGTTCGCGCCCTTGACGGCCCAGGCCCGGGTGGGGTTGAACTCTCGGCTGTCCGTCACGTCCAGCACCACCGGGTCGGTCACCTTCTTGATTCAGATCAGGCAGGGGGCGGCCACGGTTATCTGTTCCAAGTCGATCGTGGTGGCGTCGACCGACGGCATTGTCGCCGACGTATTGACCTCCACCACCGCGGAGGCGTCTGCCATCACCGACTGGTCGGACCTGCGGGCGCGCTGGACCATGACGAAGGTCTGACGTGACGGTCCGGGGTCGGGTGATCCGGGCGGAGCTGGTGTCCGCCATCACCGGGGTGAAGGGTCAGGTGATCCGGGCCGAGTTGTTCTCGGTGACCCCCGCCGCGTCGGTGCGGGGTCGGCTGATCCGGGCCGAACTGGTCTCGCTGGATGCCCCGGTGGCCCCCTCCCCCATTCGGGCGCGAGTGGTCCGCGCGGAACTGTTCTCCAGCAATGCCACCGGCGTGGCCATCTCCCCGTCCGGGGCGGTGCCGTCCCACTCCTATGTCACGCTGGCCGCCGCCTATACCGGCACCAGCTCGGCGCCGAACTATCAATGGCGACAGCTGTCCGGTCCCGCAGTCACCCTCACCCCGGTCGACCCGTTGGCCACCTGCGTCGTCAAGATCCCCGCGTTCTGGGTCCAGGACGCCGTCGTAATCCAGGTCCAGGTATTGGAGGCAGACGGTGCCACCGACTGGGTGAGTTGCACTCTGTTGGTGTCCCGGCACGAGATGTACCAGATCCAGGCGGACGGACCACACGCCCTGGGTCCATGGGCCACCCATCACATGCCGGGGGCGCCCGTCGTGCCGCCAGACCTGCCGCCGATCGACCCGGTGGACCCGCCGGTGGACCCGCCGAGTGGACCCGCCACTGCGGGGCTGTGGTTCACCGCTCTGGCACCGGGGGCCGGAACGTTCAAGTCGATGCCGCACTTCTACCCGCCGTTCCCGATCAGCGTGTCCAACGAGGGCGAGCCCAACTACTGGGTCAACAAGTGGCTCACCCCGGCCGTGGAAGGGACGACGGACCACCGGGTGTACGGCGGGTACGTGCGCGACCGCCCTTACGACAAGTACCTCGGTGCCAGACCACAGCCCGTGGGCTGGCAACTGAATGATGCGAAGCAGAACGTGGAACAGGCCGCCCTGTACGGCCTGGACGGATTCTGGCTGGAGATGCTCGGCACTCTCACCAGCGCGAACAACGTGCGAAACCTGGCGATCCGGGACGCCGCGAACGCCCTCTACCCGGGCGGACAGTTCAAGACCAGCCCGATGCCGGACTTCAACAGCCCAGCCATCAATGCAATGACCGCCGACCAGATGGCCGACTTCCTGGCCCCATTCGCGGTCACCAACCCAACCCCCGGGCTCGGCTCGTACACCCGACAACCCTCCGCGTGGTACCTGTCCGACGGACGGTTCGTGTGGTCCTGCTTCCGTGGAGACGTCGCCGCCGCAGGCGGTCTCACCGCCTGGCCAGCATCCCGGTTCACGGCGGTGTTCAACTCACTCCTGTCCAGGTACGGGATCAGTTCCGCACTGATCGTCGGGGTCAACGACTACACCAAGGCCGTGAACTACCAGGGCACCGGGTTTTACGGGTTCAACCAGTGGGGCTCCGGCGCCGATCCGAATGTGGTCCGGAACATGACGAACCTCAGTGCCGTCGCGCACGGTCGGAGCCAGGTCTACATGCAGTCAATCTGGCCGTCGCTCCT